TTTAATAAAATTATCGGGTTAACCAAAGAACAGGGGTTGACAGAAGCTCAAGCTGCCGCTAGAGTAATGGACTTAGTGTTACAAGGTGTTCAGAAAAGTGCTACTCTATATCAACAAACTGTATCATTAACAGGCCCGAATGGATTCGGTGGTGAAGTAGGTATTACTATTGAAAGTATGAAGGCACTTAGGGAGGCTGCCGCTTTATCCATGGAAGAACGGGAGAAACTGGCAAGAAAATTATTGGATAACCCTGAAGCTGATGATCTGAAGAAAAAACAAATCGCGGCACTCCTCGAAGAAATGAAAACAAGAGCGGACTTAGATAATAAGATTAAAGGAATAAATCCTTTCGTAGTAAAACCTGAAGATGTTGCTAGGAATTTCAAAGAGCTTTTGGATAAATTTTGGGGTGGCTTTAAAGAATATGTTTTAATGCCTATGAACAATCTATCAAAAGAATATTTAGGTGTAGATTTAAAACCTGTAATTGAGTCTGTAGTTAGTGTGTTCGAAAAGTTAGCCGAAGAAGCAAAGAAATTATGGGAGTATTTTGGTGGGTTAAACACCATATTACATCCATATGAAGCTTATCAGAAAAGAATGTCAAGAGGCGTATCAGAGTCAGACCCCCGTATGGCAATAGGCGGCGCTATTCAATCTGTATGGGAGGGGATGTTCGGTAAAGACGAACCCGATCAACCAGTTACTTCAGGTAAAACAAGATCAATGGGTTCTGCTACACGAGGTGCTGCATCAGATTTTGGCGCATACGATCCTGGTGTCGGCGGTTACGGTGGGGGGTCTCTAAAAGGAAATACATCAGGATTAGATCCTGAATTGCAAAAAAGGCTAATGGCTGCAGCGGAAGTTTATGGAAAACCCCTAACTATTACTAGCGGCCTTAGGTCTCAAGCCGAGCAAAAACGATTATGGGATGAATCTGTTAGTGCTGGTCGTCCTGGCAGAGGGCCTGGAGGCATGTTGGTTGCTAAGCCCGGGCAGAGCAAACACGCAGATGGTATGGCGGCTGATGTTCAAGAAGCCAAAAATGATCCTGCCGCAGTAAGAGCATTAACAAGTCAGGGACTAGTTCAACCATACGGACGCGACGATCCTGTGCATTTTGAAATAGCCGGACCAAAAACTGCAGCCGCATCTGGATCTTCATCTGCATCAGGTACGGCAGTACAAAGCTCAGCTCCAACTAGCACAGCATTATCATCTACCGATGATAGCATGGTTCGGGTTATGGCTTCTATACGTGATTCAATCAACTCTAAAATGCAGGAAATGATAGATAAGGTAGCGGAATCTAACTCTATACTAGAAAAGATAATGCGCCGTTCGTGATGATACACTAAATACATTATGACTTACAAAAAGAAATTTCTAAATCGTAGTGGTATATCTAGTCCTATTTCCGGCGTAAATAGCAACTCGGGTGCTTGGAATGGCAGTCCAGGTCAAAATGGTAGTGAGACTGGTGGTTGGAACAATACTGAATTTGGTTATAAAAACTACATGAGTAGACTACCTGAAGTCTACACTGGCCACCCAAATCGTATAGAACGGTATAATCAATATGAAATGATGGACGTTGATGCTGAAATTAACGCATGTTTAGATATTATCTCTGAGTTTAGTACACAGAAAAACGAACACAACAAAACGCCTTTTAACTTTGAATTTAAAGACGATCCTACTCCCCATGAAATTAATATTTTAAAAACTCAATTACAACAATGGTGTAAATTAAATGAGTTTGATACTAGAGTTTTTAAAATATTTCGCAATACTATCAAATACGGCGATCAACTATTTGTAAGAGATCCTGAAAACTTTAAACTATATTGGGTAGATATGGTTAAGGTTATTAAGGTAATCGTAAATGAAAGTGAAGGTAAATTACCTGAACAATATGTTCTTAAAGACATTAACATTAATTTACAAAATCTTTCAGTGGCACAAAAAACTAATACAGACTTTGCTGCTAATCCAGCAACTGGTCTAGGTGGAACAGGCGGTGGCACAAACACACCATATACAGTGCCAGCAATGCCCTACAATACTACTGGCAGTAGATTTACATTAGGGCAAAGTGAATCAGCCATTGACGCTAAGCACATAGTACATTTAAGTTTAACAGAAGGTCTAGATCGTTTTTGGCCTTTTGGTCAATCTATCTTAGAAAACGTCTTTAAAGTTTATAAACAAAAAGAATTGTTAGAAGATGCGGTTCTAATCTATCGTGTACAGCGAGCACCTGAGCGTAGAGTATTTAAAATTGACGTTGGTAATATGCCTAGTCATATGGCTATGAGTTTTGTTGAACGTATTAAAAATGAAATTCATCAACGTAGAATACCTAGCTTGTATGGTGGGCAAAGTATTGTAGATGCTACATATAATCCTCTTTGTTTGGATTTAGAAACCAAGATACCTTTACTGGATGGACGAACATTAAAATTACAAGAGATAATTAATGAATTTGAAGCAGGTAAAGAGAACTGGGCATATAGTTGCGATCCACAAACAGGTAAAGTAGTTCCTGGTATCATTAATTGGGCAGGTATTACTAGAAAGGATACCGAAGTAATTGAATTAACGTTTGATAATGGAAAAACTCTTGTTTGTACACCAGACCATAAAATTCCTGTATTTGGTAAAGGGTTTGTTGAAGCTAAGGATTTAACTGAAAATGATAGCTTGATAGCATTCAACACTAAAAATGTTCCTATATCTGGTGGTAAGACTAACGAGTATCAACAAGTTTTTGATCACGAGAGTAAAAAATGGATTTGGACTCACAGAATGGTAGGTGAGTTTTTTAGAGAGTTAGGCAAGCATCAAGAATTCAGTTATCTACCTGAAAACGCAATGAAGCCTAGGACTGTGATTCACCATAAAGATTCTAATAGATTTAATAACGATCCTATAAATCTTACTTATATGGAAAAAGAAGATCATATATTGTATCATGCAGCACAAAAGAAAGATTTTTGGATCACAATGAGTGACGAGTATCGTCAACAGATAACTTCTAAGATTTCTAACACTTTAAAAGAAAATTGGAAAAACTTGACCGAAGAAGAAAGATTAATTGGACTTTGGAATATTCGCCAAGCTCAACAAAAAGCTGTTTGGATGCGAACCAATGATATTCAGGTTGCTGCTAATTATAAAGACCATATGCGAAAGGCAAGAAAAAAATATCTTGCTGAGAATCCAAAGGCTTTGGCACAGACTAAAGCTAATTGTGAATACAGAGTTAAGATTAAAAATCAACCTGTTAATTTAACTTTTGACATGTTGCAACGAGTATCTGAAATTGTAAAAAGTGGAAGTTTTACTAAGAATGAAGCATTGACCAAATGTGATACTGACACTAAGTTATTGAGTTTAGTTAAAGAAGCAAATTCTATCCCGCTTGACTATAAGAATGCACAATGTAAAATAAACTTTGACAAATTTGGTTATAGTAAAATGGATCGTTTATTAACTAAATTTGGTTATAAAAATTGGAAACAATTTGTAAAAGAAATTAATAACTTTAATCATCGTGTAGTTAAAATCCGTAAAATTGCAAATAGAGACACCGGTACTATAACTATTGATGGATTGCACAAATGGCATGATTTCCATACTTTTGCCATAGATTCTGGTATATTTGTCAAGAATTCAATGAACGAAGATTACTTCTTTCCTGTAACCGCAGATGGTAGAGGGTCTTCGGTTGACTTATTACAAGGTGGTCAAAATCTAGGTGAAATTGACGATTTAAAATACTTTAACAATAGATTAGCACGTGGTCTACGTGTTCCAAGCTCATATTTACCAACTGGTCCTGATGACAGTGATAGACCAATGAGCGATGGTCGTGTTGGTACCGCTCTAATTCAAGAATATAGATTTAATCAGTATTGCGAAAGATTGCAAAATTATATTGCAATGAAGCTAGACCAAGAATTTAAACTATTCTTAAGATGGCGCGGATTTAACATTGATTCAGGATTATTTAATTTACAGTTCAATCCTCCGCAAAACTTTGCATCTTATCGTCAAAGTGAATTAGATACTGCAAGAGTTACTGTTTTTGCTCAAATGGAAGCGCTACCATATATTTCAAAACGTTTTGCTTTAGAAAGATTCTTGGGCTTAAGTGAAGAAGAAATTAATAGAAACGAAAAAATGTGGCGTGAGGAAAATAATAAAGAAGAAGATGAAACACCAAAAGGTAATGATTTACGTAATATTGGTGTTTCAATTGGTGACATGGAAGGTGATGAGCAAACAGCAGCAGATATAGAGGAAGCACCACCTGAAGAAGCCGCAGGTGGTACACCTGCTTCACCTGAGGTAGTAGGCCCAGTTCAATCAGCAGGTGGTGCACCACAAGCTGGCGGCGTTGCACCTGGTTAACTAGATAAATAGATATTATGATACTACTAGAATTATTTGACCCGGCTGTACAAGGATTTCAGGATATTGAAGCTGACAATAGTAAACCTGTTTGGCGTACCTCTAGGAAAACTAAGCTTACACTAAAACAAATAAGAAAATTGAGAAGAATGTTAGATGTAAGATCCTACGAAAAAAGAACTTATTTGAAAAAAATTCAAAGTCAATATGGTCCTCAAGCTAGTGCTGAAGGCGCTGCACCAACATTATAAATCTTAGATATTCTATTAAAAAGGGGCTTACGCCCCTTTTTTGCTTATGTCTAATGAAAATGTGAAAAATACGTACTTATAACGCACTTTTCTTAGCTATGCACTAAATAATTCTACGTAAGCCATTTCTATTCAGGAGAACAAATAATGGACCACAAGAAATTTGAAAAACTCATTGATCTTATTATCAATGAGAATGAAGAACAAGCCCGTGAATTATTTCACGATATCGTTGTAGAAAAATCCCGTGAAATCTACGAATCTATCATGGAAGAAGAAATGATGGATGATAGCATGGGTGGCCAAGTTGGTGATCTACTGGACGAAATCAACGTTGACGAAGCCGGTGGCGTCTACGAAGAAGAAGATGAAGATGATCTAGATGACATGCTAGATGGTGATGACGAAGACACAGAAGTCATTGACATTGAAGACGAAGGTGATGACGAAGATCACGAAGAAGTTGAAGATGCTGTTATCCGTATTGAAGACAAGCTAGACCAATTAATGGCTGAGTTTGAAGATATTATGGGTGGTGACGATAGTGATGAGTCTGATGCTGAGTTTGATGATGACGCTGAAGAAGCAGGCAAAGATTTAACACATGACATGGAACAAGACCATGACGATGAAGAAGCTATGATGGAAAACGTTCAACTACAAAAAGTTAGCGTTACTCATGGCGACAACGGCGTTCAAAAGCGTAGTACAGTAGATGCTAACTCTGGACAAGCTGGAATGGCTAGTCGTCCTGTTAAGTTCTCTGGTTACACAGAAGTTAATCCTACTGGTCCTAAGCAGCCACATGACTACTTAACAAAAGGCGAAGGCCAAGTTAAGGGTGCTGGTTCTTTCAAGAATGCACCAGGTCAGAAGTCACAGGATCTAACCAGCGCACCTAAAGCAGTTACTAAAGATGCTTCAACAGGTACTAGAAGTCCAGTTGCTGAATCACGCAAGCGTAGATAATTAGAGAATAGAATGGCTTATCTCAAAGAACATTTAACATTCGACCGCGCTAATATGGTGGTCGAGTCATTAGATGATGCTAACGGAAAGTCTCTATACATGAAAGGGATTTTCATTCAAGGCGGGGTTAAAAATGCCAATGAACGCATTTACCCCGTGGCTGAAATTGAAAATGCTGTACAAACTCTTAATGAACAAATGGCAGAAGGTCATTCAGTTTTGGGGGAAGTAGATCACCCTGATGACCTCAAAATCAATTTGGATCGTGTATCACATATGATTACTAGTATGTGGATGGATGGTGCAAATGGTTTTGGAAAACTAAAGATTCTTCCAACTCCAATGGGTCAGTTAGTAACGACCATGTTGCAGAGTGGGGTAAAACTCGGCGTATCTAGTCGTGGTAGCGGCAACGTGAACGACATGGATGGCAAGGTCAGTGACTTTGAAATAGTCACTGTGGATATTGTCGCTCAACCAAGTGCACCAAATGCTTATCCTAAAGCAATTTATGAAGGTATGCAGAATATGAAATACGGACATAAAGTTTTAGAAATTGCAAAAGATGCTAAGGGCGACAAGAAGGTACAGAGATTTCTTAAGGAGGAAGTAAAACGCCTCATTAGAGATCTCAAAATATAAAAAGGGGATCAGTAATGTTAGACGCATTAAAACCATTACTTGAGAGCGGACTTATTAATGAAGACGTGGGCCAAGAATTAAACGAAGCCTGGGAATCAAAGTTAGTCGAGGCCCGTGAGCAAGTTCGTGCAGAACTCAGAGAAGAGTTTGCACAACGTTATCAACATGACAGAAGCGTGATGGTTGAAGCCCTTGATCGTATGGTAACAGAAAGTCTTAAAGGTGAAATCGCTGAATTTCACTCAGAAAGACAATCAATCAACGAAGACCGTGTAAGAGCGCAGCAGCAATTGCGTGAAAGTGCAACAAAATTTAATGATTTTATGGTTACAAAACTAGCCGAAGAAATCAAAGAATTGCGTTCCGATCGCCAAGTGCAAAAAGAAAGTCAACAAAAGCTAGAGCAATTTATTGTTCA